ACTTTTAGATAACTTTTTTGTAATAGATAAAAATTAGATAACTTTAAGATAACTTTTTTGTGCCAAATCCAGAGCCTAGGAAGTGGTCAGAAAATGGCTTGCGAACAAGCCAAATCCGTCACCTGAGGTTTTTGGTATAGATTTTGGGAACCGAAGTCCAATTGCGCCGTGTGCAAAATTAGTTTGGTAGTGCGTTCCTAGGCAATTCGTTTTAGGAATACCAATGTTGCTCGGTGGTTGTCGCTTGCCACCGCGCCTGATAAGCAATCAGGGAAAAAAGCACCATCTAACGGTGGGTTAATGCGGTAGCCAGCCGCACCCGAGATTCGTCCACCTCGGTAGTGGGGTGGACCATATACCAAACCAAAGGAAAAACGCCGAGAAGGACGATTCTCGGCGTTTCCAAGGAGAAGCCTAAAGGCTACCTAAAACCTTGTCAAACCTGTTATCTAAAAGTTACATAGGAAACGCGGTAGAGGTTTACATTCCATAGAAACAATATAGATTAGTTCCTATAAACCAATCAGGGTTTATATATATAGGAGGCAAAAAATGGCAACACGCAAAAACGGCATCATCGCAACAACATCCGTAGAGGATATCTGGGCACTTATCTACGCAGTAGATCAAACACACGAAATTATGAAGGCAATTAAGGAGGCAAAATAAATGACTTTCAAATACAACGCTGGTGACCGCGCACCACTTAATCGCAAGGCACTAGATTCATACGAAAATCTTTGCACAGAATGTGGCCGCGCACTTGGCAAAAACCCATTCTACTTTGAGGTAAGCACCGCTTGGGAACTTATCATTCCTGGCAGCGGCGATCCAGATTCACACAGTTCGCAAGGTTGCTTTCCAATCGGTTCAACCTGCGCACACAAATTCGCACCAAATCTACTAATCAAAATGGAGGCAAACTAAATGACAATTACAACTCAACCAACAACCGAACACACATTAGAAGTAACGCAGGTGGCAGTACTAGCAAAAATGAGCAAGCGCGAGGCGGCATCTTTGGTTCGTTACCTTACAGATGAAATTGCAGAATCAAACTCTCATATGATTAACATTAAGATAAATCTACAAAACCAATACGGCGGCGCACTTGCAAATATCTCGGTAGGCGAAAGCATCTTTGGTGCAAGCGCGGTCATTACGGATTCCTGCATTAGAGAAAAGGAGGCAAAATAATGAAATGCGTACTTTGTAATGAATCGGCACATGCTTTTGGATTTTATGTAAATAGTTCAGAACGGCAAATATGTATTACCTGCTTTAATGCCATTAAAGTATTAGAGCATTACGCACCAAATCCTTTTCAGGTTGTGTAATTGTGCAAACATTTATGCCTTACGACGATTTTAAGTTTACCGCACAAGCGTTGGATAATAAGCGGCTAGGTAAGCAACGAGTGGAAGCGTGGCAAGTTTTGCGTGCTTTACGCGGCGAAACAAAAGGTTGGGTTAATCATCCAGCAACAGTTATGTGGCGCGGTTGCGAACAAGCGTTGGTTCATTATGGCATAGTAATATGTGCCGAGTGGCAGGAACGCGGCTTTAAGGATTCACTCCTAGACAAATTTCTAGGTGAATGGCAAGGCAATCTTCAGTACGAAGAACCTTGGTGGATGGGTTACAACCCACTACATACATCCCATCAGTCTAACTTGTACCGCAAAGACCCAGTTTATTACAAGGACTTTGCCAACGCCACGGCAGACCTGCCTTATGTGTGGTGCCACCCAGATGGAACCCTGCATCTTGGAACAGAAAAACAAACAAGAAACGCTCAAGAATTATTGCAAGCGGTTGTTTACATTCAACCTAATTCAATATAGATTCAATCCTACGGGCAAGGCGCCCAGTAAGGTAATTAAGGAGGCACGGAATGGCAATATACAAAAACACAAACGGCGAAACAATAGAAACAAATGGAACGCGCTACACGATTACATCAGCAGACGGAAATATCCAACGGACAGCAGATATTTCTAAATGGACAAGTAATGCTGAACAATGGATTGACAACGACATCAAGCAAGGGCTTTACAACGGATTCGTTAAGGCAGGTGCTTAATTATGGCAAAATTTGACTTGGAATCTTACGAAACTGTAGGTGAACGCATAGCAAAAGCGCACGAAAAGTATCCCGACTTGCGCATCATTACTCATCTTGTGGAAACAACGCGAGATGATTTTGGTAAACCACTTCAATATATTGTTCAGGCACAAATTTGGCTTGGCGATATCCTAAAAGGTCAGGACTACGCAGAGGAAATTGTAGGTTCATCAAATGTAAACAGAACCTCGGCTCTGGAAAACTGCACGACTTCCGCAATTGGTCGCGCATTGGCTTGCGGATTATCTTTACAAGGCACCGACCCACGCAAGACACGACCTTCACGCGAGGAAATGGAAAAAGTGGAGCGTATGCAAAAACCTAACCAATCTCCCGAACAAGAAGCACTCGCAATCACCGCGATTGAACAAATCAACGACATTACAACGATTGAGGAACTTCGCAACTTTTACACAGGCGCACAAGAGGCAGGTATTTTGCACATTAACATTAACGGGGTATCCATTAATGGACTAATTGGCGCACACAAGAAAACTTTGGAGGCAACTAAATGACACGACCACCACAATGGATAGAAATTTGGTTTGGTAAGGACTGGCTGGATTATTTTTGGACACACCGACCAACCAAGACACGTCAGTACTACCAACTGCGGTCAATTATCCGTATGCTTATTTGGATTCCATTCTTTGTAGGATGCTTCTACATTATCCTAGGTGCTGTGGCGGTGTTCTCGTGAATCATCCAGAAGGCAGAGTCCTAGCAATACAACAACAAATGTTTTTTTCAAAAATACTTGCAGAAAAAATGGATATACACGCCGAAGATGTACTACGCAAGTTGTCAATCTCTGGTCTTAGACTTGCCACAGACGAAGATGAAATTGCCGTAGATGCCGCAGTTATATTGCCAAGATTAGACACATACGAAACTAAATTGTACGCAGTACCGACTGGAGACAACCTATGAGTTTAACCCCAATGCAAGTAGAAAGACGATTGCTGGATTTATCCAAAGAAATTGACGAAGCACATCAAGATTTGGTTGCTTGCGAACATACTTACCACACAGCAAAAGCCAGTCTTGAAATATCTATGGCGCGTTCGCGTATGGCAGTAGCACACCCAGACCATAAACTGACCAGCGTGCAACGAGATGATGTGGCACTTATTGAAAATGCAGAACTGCATATGAACTTATCTGTAGCGGAATCTTCGGTAAAAGCGGCTCGTGCAAATGCTAACCGCATCCGCACTCAGGTAGATATTGCGCGGTCTATCTCGGTATCAGTCCGAGCAAGTATGGAGTTGTAGTTATGGCAAAGGAAAAATGTCCTTTGTGTGCTAAGCGCAGGAATTTATTTACAGTAGATTATCTAGGCGGTCAGCACCGATTTTGTAACCAATGCATCACCGACAAACTACTTACAGGCTGGAGCCGCTAATGGATATCCAAAACCTTCTAAAGGTGGCACTTTATGAGCAAGACGGACAGCGTGATCGTTCGCAACAAACTCAGTTAGGTGCATCATCAGTTGGCGGATGTAGGCGACAGGCTTGGAGCATCCTTAATGGAGTACCAAAAACAAATGACAACACAGAACACCTTGCCGCAATTATTGGCACATCGCTACACGCGACTATTGCTGGTGCAATGGAAGCCGCAGATCCATTTGGTGATGATTTTCTAATTGAGCAAGCGTTTGAAACGGAACATCTAAAAGGTCATTGCGATTTATTTATTAAATCAACTGGTACGGTAATTGACTGGAAAACAACCACCAAGAAAAAACTGGCTGAATTCCCAAATGACCAACAGCGTATGCAAGTACAACTGTATGGATACCTTATTGAGGAAGCAGGACATATGGTTGCCGAAGTTGCGTTGGTTGCAATTCCGCGTGACGGACAATCAAAGGATATTAAAGTCCACAGCGAACCTTACAATCGCGAAATGGCGCAACAAGGTTTGGATTGGATTACGGATATTAAATCTAGGACAGAACCACCTGCGCCCGAAAAGTCAGCATTCTTTTGTAAAAACTATTGTGCTTGGTATGACCAGTCAGGCGAGGTCGGATGTACAGGAAAGTAGTTGATAGAAATAAAATTGAATGGGAACGCGCATCGTGCCAAGGGTTAGAGACCGATCTATTCTTTACCCCACGAACCGAGTTACTTATTGAAGGACTCAACTACAACCACTTACGCAGAATGTGCTTTGACTGTCCAATACAAAAGGAATGTCTACAAGCAGCAACAGCCTTTGAGCCTTATGGATTTTGGGGTGGTTTATCCGAAGATGAACGCCGCCATATTTATGCAGGCAAACTGGACACACGGGTTATGGGATGGCTTAGGCGAGACTTAAAAGCACTTAACATAGGTTTATCAACATTGGTGCAGACCGTGTTGTCCGTTGAGAGAGATTTTACTTTTAACAAATGACCATAAACGAACAAGTGGCAGAACTTATTAAAGTGTACTTTAGAAATTACACGGGCGATATTGCACCAGCACGAGGTCAAATGGCTGGTCAGTTGCAGCAAATTCTAAAGGAAACCACTTTTGCTAAGATTTTGCCACTTGTTGAGGCGGTAGCCTTAGACGGAATGCCACTTAGCCGAGCAACATTGTTAATGGCTGCCAAAAAATTAAAGCAACCAGCAGAAAAACCAACCATCGTGGCTCAGCCCTTTAATGCAGATGACTTCATAAATCATTTTGCAATCCCTATGCCTGACTATGTGCGCGAGGCTCTAAAAAAACCTCGCACAAAGCCAATAGACGAGGGAACAGACTAAAGTTGGGTAAATATACCTTCCGACACGCCGACCCTCTTAAATAGCCTTCTGCGGCTTATTTGTGCTAAGTAAGGTATCCTGTAAGACTATAGGAGGAACAAATGACTGTTCTTAAGAGTATAGATGTAGGTGCTGTACAGGCTGGCGATACCGTAGTCATTCATAAAGATCGTTTTCTCGTTGAGTACTCCGAGCAAGACGGAATTGTTTATGAGATGCAACTTACTGATGCAAATGGTAGTAAGGTTCGCAAGTGTCTACTACAAGGCGAGAAGGTCAGTCTAGAGATTTGACCATCGCCTTCAAAGTTGAAGGCAAACCCATCCAGCAAGGTTCTATGCGTGCATTTAACAACCGCATAGTTCATAACAAGTCAGCCGATTTAATGGCGTGGCGATCTTTGGTTGCACAAGAAGCGGCTAAAGCGGGTTGCACGCCGATAGAAGGCGCGATAACAATTACATTGAAGTTTAGATATGAACGTCCAAAATCGGTATCCAGACAGCAGCCAACGGTTCCACCAGACCTAGACAAGCAAATCCGCAGCATCCTTGATGCCTTAACTGGGGTCGCCTATGTGGATGATTCGCAGGTGGTGAGCATCTACGCTACCAAGGAGTACGGACTTCCAGCAGGGGTATCCATTGAACTTACGGGCGGTTTTGACGACCTATAAAGTTATCAAGTTGTTACAAAAGAAACGCTGTAGATGTTTACATCCACCAAAAACCATATAGATTAGTGCCATAACCCAATCAGGGGTTACCGATTAGGAGGCAAAAATGATATCAACAAATCAAATGCTAGAAAATGCAACACAGACTTACAATGGAAAAACTGGTTGTGCTTGTGGCTGCGGTGGTAATTATGACGAAGCAGAATCCGTCGCAGGTCAAAAGCGTATTAAAAAAATAATGAATGCAGATCCCGAAAAATTAATTGCTTACGATTTTGGAAATAACGAAGGTTGTATTGAAATAGAAAATCGTGATGGAACTCGCGTTACTCGTGTCTATTACAAGGTTGGTGCATAACATGAACTTATTGGATACAAAAATTGCAGAACTTTATGCAGATGTTGTTTATCTTAAAAACTGGGATGCTGCGGAATCTTTTGCAAAATACTCAGAACTACGCGGCTTAATTGAGCGCGGCATCTACACACGCTCACTAGCCATCTGGCTTCTTAAATTATCCAAGGAAGAAAATCAGAAGGCGGTGGCATAATTATGGAAAAACTTACAAAATTAACTGTAGGCGGAAAAGTGGTTCCAGATTTCTGCCCTAAGTGCAACAGCAAAGGTTCGCTGGTATTTAGCACTCACCTAAAGTGGTCAGTAGCAGCCAAATGGCAACATTTCATTCAATGCCAACTTTGTACTTACGAGGAGGATGTAAAATAATGAGCGACACAACTTACGAAGGCTGGAAGAACTACGATACTTGGAATGTGGCACTTTGGATTAACAATACCGAGGCGTTGTACAAAAGTGCGGTTGGATTTATGCAAGACAATCCAGATCGCGACAATCCTTATATTGGTTTTCTACTACAAAACTATATGACGCACTTGGTTACTCCAGACGGAGCAGATTATATGTCCGACAAATTGGATTACCCTGCACTCAACGAAATGATGAGAGAGTTGGTGGAATAAATGGGTTACTGGCACGGGTCTGGAACTCTTGGACACACAATCACACGAGAAATAGTCTGCCGCGAATATGCGGAAACCGATAAATGCGACAACATCTGGGAAGAGGACTTTGAGACAGATGACTGGGGTAATGTAGATCAAGAAGTTACCTGCATTAAATGCGGTCAAAATTTCTACTTTAAGGAGGAATCGTGCTAGGAATTTTAATAGTTACCGCGGTGATCCTTCTCACACCAACAGTTTTGCTTGGTATGTTTAGCATTGAAAAGGAGGCATATGATGAAAATTATTTGCAAAGATAACCATTGGAAAGTGAAAGATGGTCAACTAATTCTAGACACTCCAGAAGGTCAAGAATCCGTCAAAACAATGGTGCGCATCTTGGAGGCACAAATCCGAGGCAGGATTTATGATGAAATATGTGCGATTGATTTAACTGATGACCGCAAGCGTGTTATGAAAAACGGACTGGAAAATGCACTACTAGCGGTGCAAGATATTTGTGCAAACGTAGCGTTAGGTGCATCCAATGGCAAACATTGACGACAATGTGGTCTTTATTGCCAACTATGCCAGTAATACAAGTCGTGCAGCAGCCGAAAAAGCACTTCCTAAAACTGGCAGCATACGCCGCAGAATCTATGACTACATCTATCAGTCAGGTGGGGCAGCCGACTTTCAGTTGGAGGCAAAACTTAATGGCAAGCATCAGAGTATAAGTGCCAGCCGCAGGTCATTAGTTATAGATGGCTTTATAGCCGATAGTGGCAAAACAGTTAAAAATCCAGAAGGCAACGAATGTACTTTATGGATTGTCGCACCTAAAGATTGGAAACTATTCTAATGCCTACATATGAATTTCGTTGTAATGATGATAAGTCAATGATAGAGATACAGCAAGGCTTCCACGATGGCAGCATCCCAGCGTGCCCCTTGTGTGGCAAAAATATGACCAAAATCTTTTCACCTACCCCTGCCGTATTTCGCGGGTCGGGTTTCTATAAAACGGATAACAGATGAGCCAATGTGATGTCTGTGACCAGTACAAAACCGTACACGAATTTTGCAATAGCAATGGTGTATGCAGGGATTGCTGCTCTGAATGTGGCGAGGAAAGTTGTGAATAACAAATGACATATGGTTGCGGTGCTTATACCTGCAAATCCTGCTACCCGTTTACATATCGCTGCTATGAGTGCTTAACGGATTACCCGACTCCAGTACCTAATGGAGAAAAATTACCCGATTGCGAAGAATGTGGAGCAGGAGAGGTGGATGCAAGTTAATGGCTGATTGTTTTTGCACCAAAACCTACCAATGTTTAACTTGCGAAGGTGGCACAAAGCCTAAGGTAAGGCGAGGAACGCAACGGAAAATTGCGCAATGCGGTACACGCGCAGGTTATAGCCGCCACCTAAATATGGGTGAACCAACTTGTACTGAATGCAAAGCCGCACAGACCGAAGCCGTAAAGAAATATCAAAGAGAGAAGGCACTTAAATGATTATTGGACTAAGTGGATATGCACAGGCAGGTAAAGATACAGTCGCCAAGATACTGGTGGAGGATTACGGGTACTCACGCATAGCGTTTGCAGACATTATCAAAAATGCTTGCTACCGATTAAACCCTATAGTTACCCTTGACGGATTACGCTTAGCGCACGTTGTTGATCTTGAAGGTTGGGAAATTGCCAAACAAGTGCCAGAGGTTCGCCGCGTACTGCAAGTGATGGGAACCGAGGTCGGACGAGAGTTAATTGACCCACAAATCTGGGTGGAACTTACCTTACATAATACGGCTAAAACCGACAAAGTTGTCATATCAGATGTAAGGTTTAGGAACGAAGCCGAAGAAATTAAGTGGCGCGGTGGGGAAATTTGGCGCATAAGCCGCATAGAAAAGGACACACCAGTCAATCTCCACAGGTCAGAGACCGATATGGATTCGTGGTCTTTTGATCATTATTTGTCAAACAATGGCACAATAGATGAGTTACGAGATGAGGTAAGCAGACTATGGAAGGTGTAGTGCATTGTCTCGGATGTGGAAAGTGGCTTATGGCTACGATGTTGTCGTGCAACACCTGTATGACAATACAAACGACGAAAGGAAACAGCGATGCTGAATCTAATCAACGGGAGGAAACTATGGTAAAGATTGCGGTAAAGGAGAAGGGTGAGGGCTGAAGTTATTGGCAAAATGCCTTTCAGTAGCCGCACTTGCGGTAGGTATTTTGTTGGCAACACCAGCCGAGGCTCACAGTCCTAAAATGCCACAAATGGTAGACGTTCGCACAGCGCAAGCGGCAAAAGTTAGCGCACAAAAGCAGTTACATGTTTTTGGTTGGGGTCGTAGCCAATGGGGATGCCTTAAGGAATTATGGACTAATGAGTCAAACTGGCGACCAGATGCCAGAAATAAAACAGCCGTAACGGTTGTAAGAAATGGTAAAAAAGTCCAAGTCCACGCAGGAGGTATCCCACAGATACTAGGGCTAGACCCCAAGACACCCGTGCATAAGCAGGTTCGGTTAGGTTTAACCTACATAGACTCCAGATATGGAAGCCCGTGCAATGCTTTAAGATTTTGGGATACCAACTTTTGGTATTAGTATAGTTTTGTTGCAGGGCTGATTCCCTGCGGCAAATGTTACCTATCGGAGAAGCGGTAACAAAAGAGAACCCACAGCGATTTGCCTCCCTGTGGGTTCTCTTATGTCTAGGGTAGAATTAAACAATGACCACCATCGCCGCTATAGAAGGAAATGGGTGGGCTGTAATTGGGTCAGACTCGCAATCATCAGGCGAAGATGGATTTTCTATAGACATACCTGCGGGCAAGATATTTAAGAATGGTGAAGCAATAATTGCTGGCGCTGGTGCAGTACGCGGAATCAACTTATTGGAACACGCTTGGGTATGTCCGCCAATAAAAATAGACAACCTAGATAAATATGTAACAAGTATTCTAATTCCATCCATACGCAAGTGCTTTGATGCGGCAGATTATGAGTACAAAAAAGACGAAGGTTCAGTACTGCAAGACAATATCTTTATCATTTGTGTCCGAGGTTGCATCTATCGTATTGACGAAGATTATGGGTGGGAAAGAACTAACGACAACATTTATGTGGCAGGTTCAGGCGAACGATTTGCTCTTGGCGCACTTGAAGCACTTAAGGCTGGACAATCCGATACTGTAGCCAAAGCCAAAAACTGTATACGCATAGCAATTAAGGCGGCATCCAAGTATGATGTCTTTACGGGAGGCGAGATCAAATTTATGGTATCCAATGGATAAAAAAATAGCGGAAGTTGTACTCAGCCGCGCTGGAAATTACTGCGAAGCGTGCGGCAAAGCAGGTCAAAACTTCGCACTTCACCACCGCAGGTTAAAGTCGCAAGGTGGTAAGGATGAAGTCTGCAACCTTATAGCCGTGCATCACGAGTGCCACAATATGGGAACCAATGCAATACATATGAACCCTGCGAAATCTATAGAGATGGGTTGGATAGTGCCAAGTTGGGCGCAACCCGCCGAGTATCCCTTACACCTTCCAGACGGAAGTAAGGTATTATTGGACAACGAAGGCTCCTATCAACTAACAGAAGGTGAAAATTATGGCTCAGATAGAAATTATTGGTAACGCTGGCGGAGACGCAGAACTTAAATTCATTAAAGGTGCAAAAGGTGATTTTGCCGTCAGCAATTTTAGTCTCGCAGAAACCCCACGCGAATACAAAAATGGTGAGTGGGTACTAGGCGAGACAGTATGGTGGAAAATTACCGCCACAGGAGATTTGGCTGAGTGGACAGCAGACACACCACTAAAAGGTACCAAGTTGCTTGTAAAGGGCGACCTAAAGGCATTTGAATATAAAGGTCGCGATGGTGAAATTAAGTCAGGCTTTGAAGTTAAAGCAAAAATGATTGCGGTTGTTGGCACTTTAAAGCGCAAGACGGCAGCACCTAAAACAGAGGGAAATCAAGAATGGCCGTTTTAATTACCAGCACCGAAGTTTGTGAACTTTTGGGCATAACACCTAACAACCTCTACCAAATGCAATACCGCAAACAAATTGTGTGGGTGGAGAAAGTAGGCAGAAATGCTCTTTATGACCGCGAACAGGTAGAAGCGTATAAGGCGAAACGAGATCATCGTTCCTTATGAAATGTGTCCTGTGCCGCAAATCCACAGAACGTTCAGTATGTGAGTCGTGCTGGGATTTTGCCTTGACAAAATTAAAGGCTTTCCCAGACAAATACTTTGAACTTGAAAAGGAATTGCTGCCCAGTAAAGGGTATGGAGAGAAGGTAGGCGGAAGTAAGACACCGCCTATCCCTGTCCGATTAGAGACATTGGACTTGCGTACTGGGGGCATCAGCAAGCCAATAACCGCGCACGAATTAAAGATTAGAGTCGTGCGTGAACATACTCGCATTACATTCAGGGGCGAGGAAATTAACAAAATCAAGATGACGGTCAAATACATTACGGGTCAATCCGAGTGGATTTTTGAGCACTACCAAGAACTAGATAATCTTACGAAAGACATTAACAACATAAGTAACCGCATATCTAGTGTCTTGGGGTACAAGTCCGACCTAGTTTCTATCGGCACCTGCCCAGCGCAGGATGATAAGGGCGAAGTATGCGGTGCCAAGTTGCTTGTTGATCCCAAAACATTGACCAATTTTAATGACATTAAGTGCCGAGCCTGTGGAACTTCGTGGGATAGTGCTAAATGGCGTTTGCTGGGTAAGGTGCTAAGTGCTGACTCTTAAAGAAGCAATGAGGATGTTTAAAGTATCCCAAGCCACCATCTACAGATGGGCAAAAAAAGATGACATCAAAAGTAAGATAATCGGTGGGGCAAGATACTACGACATTGACGATTTGCAAAACGCGTATATGAAACGCCACATTAGTTAAGTTATGTGATAATCTACGCAGTATCTTGGAAAAGGTCTATACTTCAAGATATGCAAGTGATTATAGATGACCTAACAGTTGATGATATAGACGAGGCTTTAAGTCACTTGCGTACAAAATTGCAAGACCGATATGGAAATAGGCTAACCTACAGCCAGCGAGAATTCTACTTAGGGCAAGTAGATGATTTACTGGATGCAAGAATAGAGTTGAAGGCATATGAAGGTAGTACAAAAACTAATCTCGGAGTTGATGGCTGACCCCAACAACGCTAGAAAACACTCTGAAAAAAACTTGGATGCAATAGCATCTAGTCTTGAAAAGTTTGGGCAGCGCAAGCCTATTGTTGTACATAATGGCGTAGTGATTGCCGGCAACGGAACGCTAGAAGCCGCACAAAAACTAGGCTGGCACGAGATAGCAATTACGGAAGTTCCCGATAACTGGGATGCCGATACCGCTAAAGCATATGCGATTGCAGATAACCGCACCGCTGAATTGGCTGAGTGGGATAAAGAAATACTTGCTTCCCAATTACTAGAACTTGAGAACTCTGACTGGGATTTGATTGACCTTGGCTTTGAGGCTGACTATATGCCACGCGAGGTATCAGACACCAGTTTGTATACGCACAAAGTTAGTGTCCCTCATTATGAGGTTGTAGGCGATCAGCCAAAACTATTAGAATTATTTAACGACACAACAGCCAATCAACTTAAGGCAGAAATAGCCGAGGCTAAGGTTGATGCGGAGTTGCACAACTTCCTTATGTTGGCAGCAGATAGGCACGTTGTATTTAACTATTCCAAAATTGCTGAGTACTACGCTCACGCACCAGCAAATGTACAAAAACTACTTGAAGCATCCGCCTTGGTCATTATTGACCTTGATAGTGCTATTGCACGCGGCTATGCTGATTTGATGGCTAGAGTGGATGAATTAGAGTCCGAATCAGATGAGTGACTATAAGTTTGCTGTCTTTATCCTGACCTATGGGCGACCAGATAATGTAAAGACTGTACAAGCCTTAAGAAGGTCTAACTACACGGGTGAAATCTACATCATCATAGATAATGAGGATGAAAGAGCCGAAGAATACTTTGCTATGTATGGTGATAAGTATGTAATTCAGTTTGACAAAAAGGCTGAGGCACTTATTACCGATGTCGCTGATACGCAGGATGATAGACGAGCCGTGGTGTATGCCAGAAATGCATCGCAGCGCATAGCCAAAGAATTAGGTTATGACTATATCTTGCAATTTGATGATGATTACAGCATCTTTTACTATAAGTCCGAATCCAATGGTAAGTTACACACAAAACTAATAACAAACTTTGATGGGCTTGTAGATGCCTTTGTGAAGTTCTTGGTTGCCTCGGATGCTGATACTGTGGCATTTAGTCAAGGCGGAGACTTTATCGGTGGCATTAACCAGAATTGGCGCAAACAACTTATGCGCAAGGCTATGAACGGGTTCTTTTTTCGCACAAATAGACCTGTTGAATTCTTTGGCAAGATTAACGAAGATGTCAATGCGTATGTGGTGCACGGGTCTAGAGGACGGCTATTCTTTACTGTGGCACGAACACAGTTACAGCAAGCCCAGACTCAACAGGTCAAAGGCGGCTTGACGGATATTTACTTACATTTAGGTACTTACGTTAAGTCCTTTTACTCGGTAATGATGGCACCATCCTGTGTTAAGGTGAAGCCTATGGGTATCACCGACAGGCGACTTCACCACTTCATCAAGTGGGACAACGCCGTGCCTAAAATACTAAACGAAAAGTACAAAAAGTATGAATGAGAATCTAAAAGACGCACATCTGTCAAATCACAATGCGGCTGTTCCAAGCCCAGGGTTGGTTGATAGAGAGATTAAGGTACTAGACTTACGCCGTGCTGGTCTAACTTGGCAACGTATTGCTGAGGAAGTTGGGTATGCTGACCACACAGGTGCATATGCAGCCTATAAGAGGGCCATCAAGCGCACGATGCAACAACCTGCGGATGAACTACGCACACAAGAAGTTGACCGCTTAGACCGCCTCCAAGTGGCTGTATGGCCTTCTGCTATGAAAGGCGACACAAGAGCAGTACTGACTATCATCCGCTTAATGGAAAGAAGGGCACGATTGCTTGGGCTAGATAAGCCTATTAAGATTGAGCAAGAGATAACAACTTGGGATGGCGATGACAGTATTGACAGAGCAGTTAGAGAACTTGCCGCGTTACTCACAAGAGACGATGCGAATAGCACAGGCGAGAGTGCAATGGCAGAACCTATCAGCGAGAGCGAATCAGTTACCGCCAGAGACAACTTGGAGAACTTGGCTGATCCTGTCGGGTCGCGGGTGGGGCAAGACGAGGACGGGCGCGGAATGGATAGTTTGGAAGGCAGTAACTAATCCCAATACACGCTGGGCTGTAGTTGCACCAACAAGTGCTGACGTTATTGACACCTGCTTTGAAGGTGAGTCTGGAATCATAAGCGTACTTACTCGCTATGGTGTGTATGACCCTAACGCTTGGAATAAGTCACGCAGTTCTTACATACTGCCTAATGGCTCACGATTAAAAGGATTTAGTGCGGAGAAGCCTGACCGACTTCGCGGACCGCAACATCACGGTGCTTGGTGTGATGAGTTAGCGGCTTGGGCTAGCCCTGAAACATTTGACCAATTGCAATTTGGTTTGCGATTAGGGCAGAACCCACAAGTAATAGTTACCACTACCCCACGACCTACTAAGATCGTTAAGGAAATCCTAAAAGATCCTGAGACAATAGTTACTCGCGGTAGTACATATGAGAACAAAGACAACCTTGCAGCAAGCACACTTATTACCTTACAGAATAAGTACGAGAACACTCGCTTAGGTAGGCAAGAACTATTTGGTGAAATCCTTGACGATAATCCTGGGGCATTATGGACACGCACGGGCATTGAAGCCTCACGAATTAAATTAGACGCAATTCCGCCATTCAGCCGTGTTGTTGTAGGTGTAGACCCTGCGGTTACTAATAATGAGGATAGTGATAGTACGGGAATTGTTACCTGCGGAATGACCGCGGATGGACATTATTATGTTTTGGATGACAGCACTACAAAGGCAAGCCCTCTAGAGTGGGCTACCGTGGCTGTTAAATCCTACGAAAAGTACAAGGCAGATCGTATCGTTGCTGAAACAAACAACGGCGGCGACCTTGTAATACATTTACTGCAACAGGTAAAGCCGACAGTCTCCACAAAGAAGGTCACAGCGACACGGGGAAAGCACTTACGCGCAGAGCCTATTGCAGCACTATATGAACAAGGGCGTGTACATCACGTTGGATACTTTGGTGAATTAGAAGATCAAATGTGTGAATACGAACCAGGAATTACACAGGACTCGCCTGACAGAATGGATGCATTAGTCTGGGCGCTTACCGAATTGAGTGAAGGCTCAGCGGCAATCAACTTCCTATCAGCAATGGCAGTTTTTTGTCCACAATGCAAGACGCCTTATGCCAAATCAGTACGCACCTGCCCTAAGTGCAACATTCCCATAGGAGAATCAAATGACAGCACAGTCGTTCAATCAAACGCCTGATCCGCTAAACCTTAGATTACGCCAGTATCAGGAGTGGGCTATTGTTTTTTCATACTGTGAACAAGATGCTAATGGAAACTTTGATTTAGATTTACCAATAAGCCTCGCGGGATATACTCCTATAGTACAATTCCGTACGAGTGCAATGGCGCGTACAGCGGTGTTAGAAGGCACAGTAGCAAACGGAAGCATTGTATTTAATGCAACCACTTCCCCACAGGTACAAATCAGTCTCGCAATTAACTGCGCGCCTGGAAAGTATGAGTGGGATTTACGCCTTATCCCAACCAACCAAGCCGAATCCATTTTCTTAGGTCGCGGCACAGTACAAGTAGATGCAGAGGTCTCGCGCAATGCCTAATTACGATATTGTAGATGGTTCAGTACCAGTTGTAGTTGTAACAGGTGCGGGTAATCGCGGTATTCAAGGTACTACTGGTATTCAAGGCAGTATAGGTATCCAAGGTTTACGCGGAGCGCAAGGCATTCAAGGTAATACTGGTGCAAGCGGTTCATCATCATCTTACTTTGACTATGCAATCACTACGGCTAACCTAACTGGCGACCCTACAAGTGGAAAAGTCGGGTATAACACAGCCACACAAACCGCTGCCACACAATTACGCATTAGCGATACTACAACCAATGGAACCAACATTGATGTATTGCTTACTTCAATAGCAACAAATACTTTTATTACTTTACAGGATAGTACCAGCCAACTTAATACTCAAAAGTGGATAGTAAGCGGAAACAAAGTTGACAATACAACCTACTGGAGCATTCCAGTCACGCTTGTATCAAGTGCAGGTACGGGCACAACTGGTTTTGCAAACAACGCGCCAATTATTGTCATCCTTCAGGCTACTGGCGTGCAGGGTACAACAGGCGCGCAAGGTGCGGTTGGCGTACAAGGAACAACGGGCTTAACAGGCTTACAAGGCGTGCAGGGTCTTGTTGGTGCGCAAGGACAAACAGGAATTCAAGGCGCTTTAGGTATTCAGGGAACACAAGGCACGACTGGCGTTCAAGGCATTATTGGTTTACAAGGCGTTCAAGGAAATACGGGAAGCCAAGGACTAACTGGTATTCAAGGTTCAGTAGGTCTGCAAGGAACACAAGGTGTTCAGGGACAAACAGGTGCGCAGGGTGCGCAAGGAATTATTGGCGTTCAAGGAATTAACGGCACACAGGGAACACAAGGATTGACTGGTGCACAGGGCGCACAAGGAACAATCGGTGTCCAAGGCATTACAGGTATGCAGGGTACGCAAGGTACAACTGGCGATACAGGTGCGCAGGGAACAATTGGAAGTCAAGGAACATTTGGTAATACGGGCGCGCAAGGTACTGTCGGACAAACTGGTTCGCAAGGTACTGTCGGAACACAAGGTGCAATTGGTTCACAAGGTTTAGAAGGTCCGCAAGGAGTAACTGGTTCCCAAGGAACTCAGGGAACAACTGGTCTGCAAGGCGTTCAGGGTGTTGTTGGCTCCCAGGGTACTTCAGGACTCAACGGCTCTCAAGGTACGACAGGTACGCAGGGCGCAATTGGTACTCAAGGTGCTGTCGGTGTTCAGGGCGCGCAAGGACTAGGAGGTGTGCAAGGTATTACAGGCTCAACAGGTAATACTGGCTCACAGGGAACAACGGGTACTCAGGGACTACTTGGTTTGCAAGGTACGCAAGGAATTGTTGGCGCGCAAGGCGTAGGAGGAATCCAAGGCGCACAAGGTCTTGAAGGACATCAAGGAACAATTGGTGCTCAGGGAGTCACAGGAACGCAAGGCGCAATTGGAATCCAAGGCGTTGTTGGCGCGCAAGGTACTCAGGGAGTAATTGGTAGCCAAGGCGTACAGGGCATTACTGGTATTCAGGGCAATACTGGAATTCAAGGTACGCAAGGTGTACAAGGTCAATTTGGTGCGCAAGGTGTTCAGGGACTTACTGGTGCTGGTGGTTCACTTGCATACTACGGTTCATTCTACGATAACACAGTACAAACACCTGCCGCTATTAACACCGCTTACGCAATTAACATTGGCTACACCTCAGATAGTTTTGGTGTAAACCGAAGCAGTTCAAGTCATATTGACTTTACTGCAAGTGGCACATACAGCATTACTTTCTCATTGCAAGTTAAATCAACTTCTGCTTCAACCAAAAACTTTCAAGCGTGGCTTGGCGTAAATGGTTCCTATGTGCAAGAGTCAAACAGCGACATAACATTAACGCAGACTAATGAGATGGATGTCCTGACCGTCAATTTTGTCTTGCCTCTTACCGCTGGCGATTACATTCAACTATTCTACGCCTCAGACAGCACGGCAATTCAGATCGCAACACCAGCGGCTCTTGATGCTGCGCCAAATGTGCCTTCTGTAATTGTTACAGCAACTCAAGTTGCTTATTCAATTCAAGGCGCTATTGGTGCCACAGGCTCACAAGGAACTTCAGGCACAAATGGTGCTAACGGAATTCAAGGTACTGTCGGTCTACAAGGTATTCAGGGTAGCAACGGAACGCAAGGCATTGTTGGTAACACGGGTTCACAAGGTCTAATTGGCGCTCAGGGTTCTATTGGTGCTCAGGGTACAACTGGCACACAAGGCGCAGTCGGCATCCAAGGTAATGACGGAACACAAGGCACCGTTGGCTTGCAAGGCACTCAGGGAATTACTGGTGCGCAAGGTGCGCAAGGCACTACAGGCATTCAAGGTATTCAAGGACTTGGATTTATTAACTATGGTGCGTGGGATGTAGACCTCGCGTATGCGGTTAATAGCGTTGTCACATATAACGGACAATCTTATGCCGCACTTCGCTTTGTACCTGTTGCTACTGCGATTACAGATACTTTCTATTGGTCTGTATTAGCCGCAAAGGGCGCACAAGGAACAACAGGAAATACTGGTGCGCAAGGCACAATTGGTTTGCAAGGTATTGCTGGTTCCCAAGGATTAAACGGAACACAAGGCACATCTGGTACTAACGGAACCAATGGCGCACAGGGAACAACTGGTGCTAACGGAACGCAAGGCACCAACGGAACGCAAGGAACAAACGGCGTTAATGGTGCTCAAGGTACTACTGGTTCTCAGGGTATCAATGGCGTGCAAGGTGCTACTGGCGCAAATGGTGCAGATGGCGCACAAGGAACCACGGGCGCGCAAGGCACTATTGGAATTCAAGGACATACGGGAGCGCAAGGCGTTACTGGTTCTCAAGGTGTAATTGGAACTCAAGGTACATTAGGCGCTACTGGTTCCCAAGGTGTTCAAGGTCTAAATGGCATTCAAGGAAATACTGGCAGCCAAGGTGTTGCTGGTATCCAAGGTCAAACTGGACTACAAGGCACAACTGGAAATCAAGGCACAATTGGTGCTACAGGTTCTCAGGGCATTACAGGAACTCAGGGCGCAACAGGTACACAAGGTACTTTTGGCGCACAAGGTACAACGGGTCTTACTGGTACTCAGGGCTTAACTGGTACACAAGGAATAACTGGTACAGGAACTCAAGGTACGCAAGGAACCACAGGTGCATCAGGTCCTACAACGGTTTCTGTTTACTATCCTGGCGGGGTTGCAGGCGCTCAAACTGCGGCAATTAGTGCAACCGCTGGTGCCTATAACTACACATCTAACGGTACTGGGATTATTGCAATTCTAGGTGGAACAACAATCACACCTTCAGACGGTACTTCAGCAGGAACCGCGACGCTTGCTACAAATGCAACATCTATCTCTATGATTACAGCAAAAGCACTTGAAGCGGGTAGCACACTAGAGTCTGCTGCATTTTTTATGCCTTCATATGGCGTGACTGTTGCTTATTCGTCAGGTTTAGGTAAGTACATTGCTATCCCGCCATCTGGTTCATACTACTACTTGTCATCAGATGCGGTAACTTGGACTCAATACAACAACCCTGGTCCTTTTAGTAGCAGCCCCGTAAATGCAGTTGGTGGTCCACAAGGATTTGTTGTGATTTCTAATGGCGTTGCAGTTAATTCAACTGATGGAATTAACTGGAATTTCAATTTTCTTTCTGCGCAGAATGAACTTTATCCTTCTCTGGCATACGCGAATGGAAGATATGTTTATGTTACCCCAAATGAAGTTTATGCATCTACTGACAATGTAACTTATACTTCAAGCAATAACGGCGGCGCGTGGTCAAGTAGTAGATTACAAGGCATTACTTATACAAATGGTATGTGGATAATTACCGACAGACCTTCATTTGGAACAATCACATTCTGGACCAACTCTAACGCAAACCCAACCAGTGGCACTTGGACACAGTATGTTTCTAGCGGGCTATTTCCTGCGTTTTATTCTCCTGGTTCGTTTTTCTTTACACATCTTGATGGTTCATATGTTTACATTGCTAGCGATGGTACTGTTTTTAGGTGCGCAACCTTAAATGGTACTTGGATAAATACAAGCAATGTAGGTCTTTCTGGAGACTTTGGCTTAGCCACTCAGGTTGGTAGCACTATTGCAATCGCAGGCGGCGGTGATGCTGGCACAAGCGGTGCGTATAAAACATCCACAGACGGTGGAGTTACTTGGAACTCATACACTGGGCCTCAAAGCCCCATTTTTGGTAAACCAGTTCTCACTAATAACGGAAGCGGTAGCGTACTGTCGGGTTACTTTGACGCAAGCAGCACATATCCTCGCACAAGTAAACTTACTCCAGTTACACCAGTAACTGGTCCTGGGTCCATCGTTCTAACAAAAGCAACGGTAACTTCGTAATCGGCTTAACGCACCCACAGCATTCCAACATCGGCTGTGGGGCGTAAGCCTGACTTTTTCCAATAACCGCTTTCCCATAAGACTTTATTCTTATTGTGCCAAGCGTTTAGGTCAAAAGTTTTAAGGTCAAACCAAACATCAGGTTGTTGGCAATGATGTTCAATATATTGGCACCCTACTTGACTATAACCGCCGTGTAATAAATACTCAAGTTGTAGTTGATGGTCAGCCATAGTTTCTAAAGTCCACTCAAAGGCAATCGTTCCCATCTTGGAACTAAGTCCTTTGAACACGGACCATTCTGCACCTTCAACATCAATCTTGATAAGGTCAGGCACTCCGTACTTTAGGGCTAATGTGTCAAGAGTAATTGTTGTTGCGGCTATGGTTCTGTAAGGTTTGCCCGCATAAGGCATAGACTCATTCGTAAGCCAGTCAAGGTTAATGGTAGATAAACCATCTTCCTCGGCTTCGTAAAACTCTACGCGTTCGTAATCGCTACCACTTACGGCATATTTAAGTGGGGTTACGTGTGGGTTATAGATAAAGTTGCTGACAAGTTCACCAAATACTTTTGGCGCTGCTTCAATAGCAACAACATCATAACCTTTATCTAGTGCGGCAAAAGTAAAGTCGCCACGATTTGCACCAATATCAAAGCAGAGCATTTAGTTTCTCCAAGTTATAGGCAACGGCATCCTTGTACATAGGGTTGATGTCCATACTAGATAGAATCTTAAGCGTATTAAGTGCCTCGTCCTTACGACCTATCCACCAAGCGGCTATTGCCTTTTGGAAGTACAGCGTATAAGTCCCAGCGTAACCTATATCGGCTGGCAGTTGTTCTTCTCCATAACAGCCAAGTCCAACGTGCGCATATGTATAAACTTCTTGCCATTGACCCATAGACTCATAGAACTTAGACAACAACAGCCAAGCCTCTGGGCGATCAGGCTGTACCGTAATTGCCTGCAATATGCAGTTGCTTACGCTGTGTTCTCTACCAGTCTGGTCGTTAAAGCACTGAGATATCCTGAGCAAGGATGTGTAGGTGAGCAAAGAACTTTTGTTGCTATATTCAGCACAGCGTAGGTAGAACGACACGGCACTAGCACTCTGGTTTAATGCCAGATATGCCTCGGCAGCATCAAAGTTTAGTTGTGGGTTGAACGGGTCTTTGGATAGGTCAATTACCAAGTCCTCAATGCTCATACTTTAATCCTTCCAAAATAAGGTCATCAACAACAACTTTAGGCACGCTCAGTACAAATGCCGCGTTGTCCTGAAAGCCAAAACTGACCAACAAGTTGCCATTGTATTCAGCCGCACCTACACAGAATTCCACACGGGCGTCTAGGAAACTAAACGGCTCAGACATACCTGCAAAGTTAAATTGTTGATCCCATATAACTACGCGATGGCGGTAGATGGCATCCTTTTGTTGCAGGTAATTCTTGAACAAATCTACTTCGTGGGTAATGCAGATGTACATATTGCCCCACCTAATTACCTGCGAGCCGCCTCGTTGATCCTTGGTAGGTACTGGTGTGTGGCGCAACATTATTTGCTCAGTATCTTGTCCAAATGGACTGGAATAAACAACCTCGGTAGGCATAGTCCACTTTACGAAGGTATAAGGTCTATCTACTACAGGCATCCAGTTCTTTTCGCAGTATGAGTCATCCGCATCAGGAGCCGCTATGCGCTTGCGATGAATTTCCTTCGCTGTCCAATTAGCCTTATCAAGGTCAATCTGCGTGTATTCCATACGACCAATGCCAGTTGTGGTGGTGTCTCTGCGGACTCCAATAAGGTAGTACTCATTGTTCCATTGGACAACACGAGCATCCTCAAGCCCCACGAATTCCCAAATGGGTTCGTGTAGCGACTGCATTTCAACCTTGGTAAAGTCGGCCATATTCAAGTCGCTATCAAGGCGGCACAAATAGTTTTCGGTTACCAAGCGTTGATCTTTTTCAGGGTGCAGGTAGGTCAAAGGACCATAACGACTGGGAAAACTTTGCTGGTTTTCGGCGTGTACTAAGGTATAGTTAACGTGACGAAGATTGACCAGAATATCATTATCGTGGTCTACATAAATGGAAGGGTTCATCAAACCTGTTCCAGATGTAAGACCGTTGGGTATAACTAACGGGGCTAATTTGCCGCCATTAGAGACTGCCTTCTCTACTAAGTTCATAGGAATACAATACCAATAGGAGTGACAATGGGTCTGTTTGACAGATTTGCAAAACGCGTTGCAGATGAAATCGTTAAGGCACCAAATCTTCCTGCTGGTGCTGGAACAATGACTATGCAACAAATGCAGAGTGCTGCTGGTATTGCCCAGACTCAGTACGGCTCAAATGTAAGTACAGCCTTACCTCGTAACCCGCTACTTGCAAGTGTTCCTTTTGCTCCTGGTATGCCTATCTTTCCTGGAGCCATTAACCCGCTTCGTACAGATACAGGTCGCCCAGACCCGCGCCGTTATGAATTCCAAGTTGCTCAAAACATCAACGTATCTGATAACAGACTTGTACCTTTTAAGACTTTGCGTGCAGTATCAGATCAAATTGATATCGTGCGCCGTTGTATTGAAGTAAGAAAGTCTAAAATTACTTCCCTAAAGTGGGACATTGTGCTTAGTGAAGCCGCAACAGAGCGCATCATCTCGGAACAAGGTGGTAATCACCTTACTGCGCTTGCTCAATCACGCGAAGAGTTTTCAGCAGAGATTGGTCGTTTGCGTAAGTTTTGGGAAACGCCAGACCCTCAAAATGGTTTGTCTTTTGTGGACTGGTTGTCAATGGCGATGGAAGAAATAGATGTTCTTGATGCTTGGGCTATATGGCCACAGGTAACTGTAGGCGGTGAAATTAGAGGGTTCCAAATCCTTGACGGTTCAACTATTAAACCCCTACTTGATGATCGCGGTATGCGCCCAGAGCCAAGTTCTGGTCCAGCATTCCAACAAATTCTTTTTGGCTTCCCACGCTCAGAGTTTAATGCTGGAATAGATGATGAGGTTGCGGATGGCGAATTTACCTCGGATGACCTTGCTTATTTTGTACGCAATCGTCGTTCCAATAGTGTGTATGGACTATCTCCTACAGAGCGTTGCTTACCACTTGCTGATATTTACTTGCGTCGCCAACAATGGATTCGTTCAGAGTTCACAGATGGCACAATGCCTAAGTCATACTTAGAGTTGCCTGAATCAACCACTATGACGCCTGACCAAATCAGAGCATATGAAGATATCTATAATGACGATCTATCAGGACAAACAGCACAGCGTAATCGTATGCGCTTGTTAGTTCCTGGTGGCAAATTACATTTTGAAGAAGGTTACTCAGATAAGTTCTCGGATGCGATGGATAACTACTTAGTCTCATCTATTACTGGACACTTTGGCGTACTACCATCTGAAATTGGGTTCAATGGCGGTGGTGGCGGGTTAGGTGCATCAGGTCTACAGCAAGGTGAGGCACAATCAGGCGAAGCAATCGGCATCTTGCCTACCGCTAACTGGGTTTCGCAAATGATTTCGGCACTTTCATATCGTTTTCTTGGGATGCCACGCGAACTAGAGTTCCGCCTCGCACCTAGCGAGCGCACTAATACTGCTGAGACAGCATCGCGAGATGATATTCGCAAGAAGAATGGTTCAATAACCCTTAATGAGAACCGTGCGGAACTTGGTTTACCTCTTATTGAAACACCTGAGGCTGATATGCCAATGCTTGTCGCTGGTCCAAGTATTTATTTCTTCGGTCCTGATGGTCTTATCCCAGCAGTACCTCCAGTAGACCCACTTGCGGGATTTGGAACGGAAGAAGAACCTGCCGCTGACGAAGTACCTGTCGCTGACGAAAAACCTGTGGAGGAAGTACCTGTAGAGGCAAATCCTGAAGATAAGCCTGAAGCCAAACCTGTTGATGCTGAGGAAGAAGTAAAAAAATTCCTTCGCTGGTTACGCAAAGGAACACCTTCGCGAGCATTTGAATTTCAAGTACTAGATGAAACATATGCCGAAATCTTAAATAAGTTTGTTGATACTAAGGATGTAGATAGCGCTCGTTGGTACGCGGAACATTATCTAGGTATCTAATGAAGTGGCCTGAAAAGACGGTAGTTGTAAGAGTTGCTGCAAAGAACGCGACTAGAATTCGTAAAGCATTTAGGTCTGCCCTGGATGGTGATGCGATAGCCCAATCTTGGGCTGAAACCCACCCCGCAGGTGGTTCAGTTTCGCCTAAAACGGCTAGAGACTGGGCTCGTACTCAAGTAATAGCCGACAAAAAACCTGTACAAGTTGCGTTAGCGCGCTTGTATGCGGATGGTTATACGCTGGGTGCCAAGGTTGCTTCAACCCGCCTGAAAGGTTTAAAGAAGGATGTTAGCGTAGCGACAGTAAACTGGTCTACTTGGAAACCTGGGTTACCTAGTGCAGCAGCATTGGTTAAGCCTAGAGGTGGCTTACAGTCCTTACTTGACTCCCGTAAGATAGTAATTGCCGATGAAGTAATAAGCACCAAGTTAGATCGTATCGGCACAGCGTTAGCAACTGGTTTGGAAAAGGGTTTTACACCTCAACAAACAGCGCAGATGATTGACTCAATTATTGATGATCCTTCACAGGCTTTAATTATTGCTCAGACCGAGATGAGTAGAGCAATGTCCGTAGCCTCACGCGATGAATACGAACGAGCGCAGGTTGATCAAGTGGAGTGGCTGGTCGCGGAAGGTTGTGACTTATGCCAAGACAATGCAGATGCTTCCCCTATAGGCATAGGTGATACCTTCCCGTCGGGCGACAGCGAACCGCCAGCCCATCCAAATTGTATGTGCGCTTTGGCGCCATACTTTGACCTAAGTTCAAATGACGATACTGACGAGAGTATTTTCATTGATTAACCGATATACTAAATGATCTAAGGAGAACAAAATGGCATTTAAGCATATAAACACCCAGACGCTTACAACGGCATCAGTTTTGCACCAAGTGGACAAGAACGCTAGGCCACAAACCCCAATTACGGTTTACAATGGTCATAGTGCGGCTATTTTTGTGGGCGATAGCGCTATTACTACATCAGGTGCAACCATTGGGCGCACACTTGCAGCAAGCAATTCGCAAACCTTCTACGCAAGCGCTGGCGACATTATTTACGGAATTTCAGCGGCAGCGTCTGCGGCTGGCTGCGTCGTTATTACTTACTCGGCATAAGGAGAAAAAATGACTATGAACTACACAACAAGTTATGCACAAATTGTCAAGTACGATAAGAATGATGACGGCACTCTTATGGTATTTGGTAAGGCTACCGATGACACATTGGACTTGGATGCACAAATTTGTGATGCCGCTTGGCTTGATGAGGCTATGCCAGCGTGGTTCAAGTCAGGCGGAAACATTCGCGAGATGCACGGTCCATCAGCCGCTGGAATTGCCAAAGAATATGAGTCAAAGAAGGATGGTCATTACATTGGCGTTCACGTTGTAGACCCAATCGCTGCCAAGAAGGTAGAGACTGGTGTATACCAAGGATTTAGTATTGGCATTAAGTCCCCACGCGTTGTACGCGACAATAAGGCAGCAAATGGTCGCATCATTGACGGGCAGATTATTGAAGTCAGTTTAGTAGATCGTCCTGCGAATCCGTCAGCCAAGTTAATTTTGGCTAAGTCGGTTGAAGGCGAGTCAAGTTTGGTGCAGGTTGAAGAATTGCACGAATACAAAGCGCCACTACCTAGCGATATTGCAAAGCACGGCGATCACGACCAGTCAGACCACTCACCTAGCGGCGGTGGTGGCGGTTCAGATAAGCCAAGTGGCGAGGATAAACCTTCTGGCGGCGACTCAAAAACTGATTCAAGAATTGAAGGCGACAGAACCGCCAACAATGTAAGTACCTCTATTTCGGACATACGCGACGAACTGGGCGATATAGAAGATGAATTAAGAGACTCAGGTGATAACGAAAGCGCGGATGCAATAGGGGAGGCGCTAGATACATTAAATGATGCTGGCGGTTACTTGGATGGAATTGAAAATCAATCCGAGCGCGAATTTACATCCAACATGGAAGATACACTTAGAGATTTAGAAGTGTCCTTTGATCGCATGAGCGAGGTAAGTCACAGCGATGCCGAACGCGTGCAAAATGATATACAGGATCTTATAGATGAAGTTGAAGGATTTCTAGACGGATACTATGGCAGAGAAGAAAAAACAGCCAAGGGTATAAAGGTTCGTAAGTCAGCAATAACAAAGCACGGTGACCACGACCAGTCAGATCATAGTCCAAGTGGCGGAGGTGGGTCGGATAAACCTTCTGGCGAAGATAAACCTTCTAACGAGGACAAGCCCGCTGATGTGCCAAGCGAGTCAGGTTTTAACGAAACAGATCAACAGTCAATCAACGATACAATTTCAGGCAACGAAGATATTTCAATGGGCATAGATAATTTGTATGACGAAGATCACGATGATTATGTGGAAGATTTGTCTGAGCAAGATGAAGAAATGACCGCAGATGCGCAAGATTCCATTAAGGAAGCCAATGAACAACTGGAACGCGCTTATTTTGCCAAAGACAACGATGCAAGAGCGGCAGCACTTGACTCAGCATTGGTTCGTATGGATGAAGCAGCAAGTTCATTAAGAAATGCTGACAGTAGAATTCTTGCTAGTTTTGCTGATGATTTGGATTCCAGAATGGAAGAAATTGAAGCAGTGTATGACGCTATATTGGAAGGCGATGATAGTCCAATAAAATCAGCAACAACAACTAAGGAGCCAAGAATGGCAAGACAACGCAGGGCAGCAAAGTCTGCCATTAACAAAGAAGAAGGAATGCCTATGAATGGTGAATCCAAGTCAATTCCTTCTCGTGAAGAAATGATTGAACGATATGCAGCGGCTCGCAAAGCCGTAGATGATATTGCAGCAGAATGTAAGTCCCACGGGTATGACGATGTGGAAAAGGCTTATGGAGAGACCGCGGAAGAAGAAACCGCAGAAGGTCCAGCCGTTGCTGCTGAAACCGCCGAAGAAGAAGTACGCGAAGCGGAAGAACAAAAGCCAGCAGATGAGGCAAAAGCCGTTGATGCTGACGAAGAAGATGAAGATATGGATAAAGAAAAGAAAAAAGTTTCCGAAGATGATGAGTCTGAGGATGATGAGGTCGTAAAGAGCCTCATTGAGAAAGCCGTTAAGAGTGCGATGGACTCGGTTAAAGTAGAGATTGATACCTTGCTTGCTGAAAAGAAGTCAGCGGTAGAGAAGTCAGTAAAACTTGAATCTGACCTAGCAACGGCACTATCAAAATCAGTTGCAGGTGGCCCTAAGCGCACAGCAACAAAAATGTCAGATGCAGCCCAAAATGACCTGCTTGTAAAGGCAGCGCAATACAAGGCTAAGGCTGACGCAACAACCGACCCAGTTTTGGCTAAGGGATACCGCGAACTTGCAAGTGATTTTATTGCAAAAGCAAGCCCTAAGTCACAAAACTAATTCACACTTAACGAAAAGGATATAAACTTATGGCACAGATGCCTAAAGCAAAAGACCTGTTCGGTGATGTAACCCCACGCGAAGCGGCTGAACTTCAAGAACAATATCTTGGAGCACTCAACAAGTCATTTGCTAACCCATCACACACACCAGGCGTAGCACCACAGGCTGACCCAACTGCACAAATGGAAGCACTTGTTGCAAACAAGTCACTTTCACCAGATGCAGTATCAGCACTTAACACAGCACTTGCATCACAGCGTACAATCTCAGCGGATATCGCTAAGGAAATCACGCTTACAAACCCACTTTCAACATCATTCGCAGCGTTTGACTTGGAAGCACCTGCAAAGATGCTTACACCACGTCCAACACCTTTGCGTAACAAGATCGTTCGCAAGAAGGGTATTGGTACATCACACCGTATCAAGCGCATCACAGGTTACACAGGTACAGGTACAGGCGGTCAAGGAAACATCTGGCCAGGCGTTACACAGTTCACCCAGAACGACTTTGCTCCGGGATCAACCACGCCACTTATGTACCAACGTGGACCACAAATCTCCTACACAGCGGATGATTTAGTTCTTCCTTACAACTCATACTCACTATCTGATCAGGTTTCGTTTGACGCGAACTTCTCAGGTTTGGGATACCAAGACCTTCGCCAACTATCAAGCACATCTACTCTCTACTCAACAATGTTGATGGAAGAACGTATGATGCTTATGGCTCGCGGTACAGGTTCAGGTTACTCAGGCGCACTTGCTGCTCCTGCAACAGTAACTCTTACATCACCAGTTGCATCTGGTTCACAGACAGCACTTGCGGCGACAACATACTATGTGTATGTCACTTCTGATGCTGGTGCATTTGGTCAGTCAGTAGTTTCAACAGTTCAATCACACGCAGTTTCTGCTGGCGATGTATTGCAAATCAATGTGTCAGCAGTATCAGGCGCAATTGGTTACCGCATCTATGTCGGTACAACAACTGGCACAGCAAATTGCTTCTATCAGGGTCGCACAACTTCAACACAATTTGTTGTTCAAGGTGCTGCATCAACTCAGACAACAGGCAACACAGCGCCATACACAACAACAGGCGCACTTGCTTCAACAGCGGCTACAGATACATCTGCATACGCAACAGGTTATGACGGAATTCTTCCAACAGTTCTTAACCCAACCATCTCAGGTGCTATCAACACCATTAACTCAACATTCTCAACCTCTAACCCAGGCGCAGAATTCCAGCAAGTCTTTGGACAACTTTACGATGCCGTAAAGGCTGACCCAGACGAGATCCTGCTCAACGGTCAAGATCGTAAGCAACTCTCAGACACAATCAAGAATGGTTCAACTGCAAACTATCGTCTAAATCTCTCACAAACAGAGACTGGTGACTATGTTGGCGGTGCTGTAATTGGCGCGCTTAACAACGAAATCACTGGCAAGATGGTAAACCTCACAGTTCACCCTTGGCTTCCACAGGGCGTTGCTCCTGTACTTTCTTACACACTACCAATTCCTGACACAGAGGTATCTGATGTCTGGGCAAACGTACTTGTGCAAGACTATATGGGTATCCAATGGCCTGTTAACCAATTCTCATACGACTTCTCTACATACTTCCGCGGCACATTTATGTGCTACGCGCCAGCGTGGAACGGTGTTGTATCGGGAATTGTCTCTGCATAATGTGTCTTGAATGTGGTTGCAATCAACCTGCCGATAATCACGGCAGAGATGATGTATCAACCGCCGAGATGATTACAGAAAAGTAAAACTAAATAAGTTCCTGAGCACGAATTAAAACTGCTCATCAAACAAAATGATTCCCTCTCGTCCAACGGCAGGACAACAGCCTTTGAAGTTGTGAATCATAGTTCGAATCTATGGGGGGAAGCGCTATGACAAAGATTATCGGACCGAAAGGTATGAAGGAACTTGGCGTAAGCACTAAGACAGGACAAAGAGTGCTGCGTACCAGCCGCGATGGAATGTTCCACGTTACCGACAAAAAACTTATTAAAAAATTAAAAGACGAAGGCTTAACTGAGGCAAGTGCAAGCGGCGTCACAACCGCTAAAGGTTATCCGTGCAAAGCGTGCGGATTCGGTTCCTTTTTCAAACAATGTTCCAAGTGTGGAGAGATAAATGGCTAATGGATATGGTTACACCACGCAGTTACTAACAGTTCCTTATCTTACACTTGAAGAATACAGGGCCGCACCTACCGCTATTGACTTAGACAACCTAGTATTTTCCTCGCAAGATCCCGAAGTTCAGGATAATGAATTGCGCAATGTTATTGCCCGCGCATCCTCTTGGATGGATACATACTGCAACCAAACTTTAGGCGCTACTGTAGAGACCGAGCAGCAACGCTCACGCGTGAGCGGCGATGGGTCTATTAGATTTCACCCGCGCTTTAGTCCTATTGTGGCATTAACGGAATTCAATTATGGCTACCCAACCAATATGGCTTCGCTAGGCGATTGCTCTATTGCTTGGATTGAAGATCAACAAATTATTATTCCAAATGCCAACCTAGGTAACTGGACTTCGCAAGGACCACTATCATTTGGTTCTTACAATGGTGGACCAAGCAACACGGTATTTCTAAATTACACATATGTTGCTGGATATGCCAATACAACTTTCTCATCTTTATCTATTGTTGGAGCAACCGCAATTACGGTACAAGACCCTACTGGAATTATTGCTGGTCAAATGCTTACAATTTATGACGGAATAAATACAGAAAATGTTACAGTTGCAAGTACCTACACTTATGGTTCCTCAACAATTCCACTTACTCGCATATTACGCTATCCGCACGCGTTTGGTTCGGCAATTAGCGCACTTCCACCAGCAATTAAGCAAGCCGCAATTCTTGTAACCACAGCGTTCCTTAAAGTGCGTGGTGATAGTTCAATGACAATGATGGTCTCAACTCAACCATCTATGGCTACACCTGGTTCAGATAGATATGCTGACGAGTTAAGAACAGCCGCCAGTATCCTAGACACTTACAGCAGGATTAGATAAATGGGTAATGCAAACCCCAACAGCACCGTTGGTCGTGCACAGGTTAGACAAGTTCTCTACAACTTTATTAACCCGCCGCAAGTTGATGGTATCAACCAAGTCTTTACCTCACTACCTAAGCGTATTGACTTTCAAGTTAATGCACTACCAAACCAGCAAAGTCGCGTTGCGGTGGTCATATTTATTGAGTCAGAGACAGAAACGCGTATTGCTCTAGGTGGGTTTAATGGCACGGATGATGGCGCTCACGCTGGTTGGAAACGCATTGACTACACAGTAATTTTGCAATTGTTCCAGCATTCCTTGTCGCGTACCGCCGAGCAAGCGATGGATGATTTTGATTATGTTATAGATTGCCTTAAGGAACGACTACGTTCGGATCACACTTTTGGAGATCCAACTGGTGCGTTGATTTGGCAAGGTGCAGAACCGCAAATAGACGTAACTTATGGAGAACCTATGTCTCAAAAAGGAACATCCACCGAAACTTGGGCGTCAATGCGCTTTACAGTAACTCAAATGATACAGGCATAGGGAGAGAAATGGTTACATTCGTATACAAAGGCGAAGGCGAGCGCGTATTCCCCAGCATTGGGGTAACAGTAAAGCCAGGAGATAATTTTGAGGCGCCGAGTGATTTTTCCGCACCCGATGTCTTGCAAGTTAAAACACTAAAGGCAACACCTGCCGTAACTAAGGAGAATGAAGAATGACAGTACAAAATACAGCGCGGAGTTACTTAGGTATTGCCAAAGAAGTAACCAAAGGTACTCCCGTAGCACCAACAGATTTTATTGCAGTTGAATCATCCAAGTTAAAACCTGCGGATGTTATTGGTGAACTTACAGCATCCGATATGGCGCAAGGTTCGCTTGTAAAAGACTATGCTTATGTTCAGGGTCGCAGTAACTCAACATACGACTTTGGTGGCCCAGTTTACCCAGATACTATCGGATATGTACTTGGTGGAATTATGGGTAGCGTTGCGACATCAGGTTCAACTGCACCTTACACCCACACAATTTCGCTAAAGAATGCTTCGGCGGTAGCAGCAGATGCTCAACCTACTGCGTTTACGTTGACCGACTTTTATGCGGCAAATGTACGCGCATATCCTGGCATCCAAATTAGCGATATGACTTTAAAGTTCACGGCAGATGGTTTGCTGGACTATGATGCAAAAGCAATGGGCTGGTTATCACAAACAGCATCAACCCCAACACCCACATTCTCAACCGTGCTACCTACGCCAGTATGGCTTGCCACGGTATCTATTGCAGGAGCAACAGTTTCTAATGTTGTTGATGGCGATATTACATTGACTCGTCCAGTAACGCCTATCTTTGGGCTTGCTAATACAAAGGACCCTTATCAGGTATTTCTTGGCGCACTTGAGACTAAAGGTAAGTTTAAGTTTGTAATGGAAAATGATACAGAACTTACTCGTTACCTTACAAACACACAACCAGCAATGACACTTAACTGGTCACAAGGAACAGGTGCATCAGCAACACAGATTGCATTTACAGTTACAAAGGGTGCTTACACAGCCGCTGTTATTGCTCGCGACAAGGACTTTGTAGAAATTGATGTTGATGTTCGCGCTATTGCTAACACAACCGATGCAGGTTCAACTGGTGGCTACAGCAACATCAAGTGGACACTCCAGAACGCTAAACCTTCAGGTACATACCAGTAACCTGAGACAATGTTGGCTGGGGTAGGCCGCCTTCCCCTACCCCAGTTCAACCCAAACCCAACGAAGGCAGATGGAAGGAACCAATGTCAAGAATAATTACACTCCCAAGTGGAGCCACAGTCAAGTTACGCGACCCTGCAACCTTGCTTATTAAGGACCGCAATAAAGTCATTAAAGCGGCAGGAGACGAAGAAGGAATGATGCAAGCCGTTGCGTTAATTAACGGGTTGTTGTCGGTAATGATAGTTGAATGGTCGTTTGATCTAATCCCGCCAGCAATTAGAATTGCATCGCTTGAAGAACTCACGCCAAAAGACTTTAATGTGCTGGTTGAGGAAACCAAGTCAGCGCAGGACTACTTGTTCCCTGATATGGCCGAAGGAAGTGCAAACGACCCAAAAGTAGATATCGCCAACTCCAGCGACTAAAAGATGTATTGCTTGGTAGTTCGCGGCACGAAGATATGCTATATCCCGATGACCATTGGGAATACTATGTATGTGCAAAAGAATTTGGTTGGACACCCGAAGAAGTAGATAATCAACCTGCGCAAAAAGTTGCGTGGGTCTTAGCAATTAACAACATTGTAGTGGAGGTTGAAAATGCGCGTAACAAATAACTTGCCAGAAGTTACCGCAGCCTTGACTTTGTACCAACAAAAGGCAGACATTGTCCTTGGTATTGCTGCTGCCGAAATAGGTCAGCAACTTGCTGGTACTGCAATGAGACAAATTAAAGGTGATCGTAAGTCTGTGGGTTATCCTGCGGCATCGGGTTTTCCGCCAATGAACGTTACTGGTAACTTGCGCCGTAGTATTCGGGGTTCAAGTCACCGAGTCGGCTTTGGTATTTATGTTGCCGAGGCTGGTGCGTATATGGTCTATGCAAGAGCCGTTGAATTGGGTGGCGCGCCTACTTGGACGAACGGGCAACATTTTCCTTATATGCAGCCAGCATTAGAACAATTTAGAAAAAGCAACATTATTCAGCAAATTATTGCTAAACACCTAAGGAGAGCATAATGAGTGAGATTCCACCATTAAGTGTGCAAGTACAGGTTGATGCTTCTGGCGTGGCATCTGGTGTTGCTAAAGCAAATCAAGGTCTTGCAAAAATTGGCTCGCAAGCAAGCAAATTGCAAGGTTCGCTGGGAAGCCTAAAGACCACAATCCTTGGTGTACTTGGTGGAAATCTTTTAACAACTGGCATTATGACTTTTGTTAATGAAATCAATGGCGCCAAAAACGAAGTCAAACAACTTGAGGTAGAAACCACAAGATTAAATATGGCTTTAAGCAACGTAGGTGTTACAAGTTCAAAAGCCCAAGGCGACATCCTAGCCGCAGCAGATTCGTTTTATCAGTTAGGCTTTCAAGGTTCCGAAGTCATTAACGCTATGGGAACTTTGGTCACCGCTACTGGTGATGTAGAGCAATCACAAAAATTATTGGCTATGTCGGCGGATTTTGCAAGACATAAGCAAATTGGTATTGGTTCGGCAGCGCAAATTTTACAGCGCGCCACAATGGGTAACGCTAAAGCATTTAAGCAAATGGGCATTTCCCTTGATGAAAACCTGCCTAAGAATAAAGCAATAGCCAAAGCGTTTGATGAATTAAATGCGAAAATTGGCGGCTCGGCTATTGCATACACCGAGACTTTTTCTGGCCGCGTAGCCGTACTTAAAGAAAAGATGGGCAACTTATTTGAAACAATAGGTATGTATGTTCTTCCAATACTTTCCGCGTTCATAGGATATATCAGCACAAATGGTACTGCGCTATTGGTTTTTGGCGGAATTGTGCTCACAGTTATGGGTATTCTTAAAACTTATGCAATGGTGACAGCAGCGGTCAAGGCAGTTCAACAAGCATATGCATTTTGGACATACGCGCAAGCCGCATCAACCAGCGTATTTACATTTGCTATGCACGGACTTAATGCTGCAATAAGAGCAAACCCTATTATGTTTTTTGTAGGACTTCTTGTAATACTAGGTGCAGCATTTGTGGCGGCGTGGAATAAATTTGACTGGTTCCGTAAGGGAATTGTAACTGGAATTCAAATGATCGTTAAGGGATTTGGTTACCTTATAGGCGGAATTGCTAAACTTATGCGAGCAATGTCCTATATTCCAGGAATGGGATTTCTGAAAGGTATGGCTGATGGCGTTGATAAGTTTGCCGTATCTATTGGCGAGTTTTCCAAATCGTTGGACAGTCTTGCTGATAAAAAAATTAAAACGCCAAGTTTGGCAGGTTTTGTGGCACCAGGAAAAGAGACTGGAATCGTAGCGGGCGCAGGTACGCCCACAACAGGTGGTGGTGGCGGTACAACCACAATTCAAAACGTCACGGTGTATGCTTCCAACACAAATGATATTGAACGAAAGATGGCTAAAGCCGCTAAAAATGGCGTACCAGTAGGGACTAAATAATGACACTAAGTAACTATCAGTTTGTCTTTAACGGTCTTACAATTGGCACAGGAACACCTTATCTTGTAACTAACGTAGAGGGCTTGGGTGGAACCTCACCCCTTCGTATTCAGGACGACAACCGTGGTTACATTGATGGCTCATATACTGGTCGCGATTTCTATGACGAGCGTACTGTGTATCTTGACATTACAATCTTAGGTAGTTCTACAGCAACGGCGCAATCAAACTACAAGGATTTGCAAGCCGCTTTTGCACCGCAACCTATTGGATACTACCCAAACCCCACGGGCTATACGCCAGCGCAAAATGAACTAAAACTATTTCAGTATCGCTTAAATGCCAACACGGGCGATATGCGTATGTATGGTCGTTCTCGTGGACTTGTTACACCCATTGACGCGGACTTTACTTATGGATATATCCAAACGCGCATTATGTTATCTTTCCCCGACCCAAGATATTACACAGACATTGGTACAACGGTTACTGGCGCTGGTGTAACACTCACAAACAATGGTTGGGCTACATCCTGCCCAGTTATTTATATTGTTTCGCCTAGCACATCTGGCACAATTTCTGATGGAACAATTACAATGGAATTTGCTAACCTATCAGGCGGCTTGCTTACAATTGACTTGCTGACTCGCGTTATCTATGACAATGGTTTTCCTAATAGAAATGCAATGACGGCAGCATCTAATGGATGGTTAAGTCTAGAACCCGATTCAATTAGTAGTTGGGCAAGCACAATGGGTTCAATGTCTATTACTTATCGGAGCGCGTATATCTAATGGCTATTGCTGAGTTTAGATACCTACTAACTAACCTTTACCAGCCTACTTATACAATTACTGGTGCAACTAGAACATCCACCACCATAACTTATACGGCTACAAACAGTTTTGTGGTGGGCGATGTTGTTACTATTTCAGGCATATCGCCCTCACAATTTAATGCCACCGATGTAGTAGTTACCGCACGGACAAGCACAACATTTAGAATTAGCAAAACAACTACTGGCACTTATTCATCAGGCGGCTTGGCATATAAAGATAATCCAGTTATTGCGGAATTGCCTTTTACTGGTGTCAATTTTAGTTCGCAACTTAACTCTGTAGGAAACTTTCAAGGTCACGTTTTGCTCTCTGGAATTAACGCTTATACTGCCAATGCATTTGATGCCACCATTCCTGGTAAAACTGTTTTGTGGGTAATTTATACCGACCCATCGGCGGCGACGGCTATTCCCGTGTGGTCTGGAGTTATCTGGGCGCGTGAATACGATTCATCAAACCAAAGTCTTGGTATAGCGGCATCGGAGATGTTGTCTCTTTATGGGCGTAGGCGCATAAGTACAAATAAGGTCTATGCCACATTTACCGACCCTGCTGTTATTGCTACTCAACTTATGCAATACGCGGAAGCACTAACACCACACGGAAAGACGGGGTTAAGGTACAACAATGGAACCTCAATATATTCCACAAAAATGGAATATCAAGGTTACGAACTTAAGCCTGTTTATCAAGCAATTAAGGATTTATCGGCAAGATTTTTTGACTTTAGAATTCAACCTTACTGGAATACAACCTCAGGCGCTTTGTATAACCGCTTTGAAATTGGTATAGGTACCGATTATTCACCAACATCACCTACAGCAACAGTATTTCAATTCCCAGGGAATGTTGTTGAATACAAATTTCCAGAGGATGCAAGTGGCGCAGTAAACAGGTTGTATGGTTTAGGTTATGGTTCCAACAATAAAAGCCTGAGAGCGACAGCAATTGATCCAGCACTTATTGGACCCACGGGAACGTGGCCATTGTTAGAGGACACGGCTAGTTATACGGACATACCAGACCAGCAACTACTAAAAGACCTTACAAAAGGTCAATTAAATGCCACATCCTATCCACCAACAACTCTTGAAATTGTTTTACCGCCTTATGTAGACCCTTACTACACGGACTATGAAGTTGGAGATCAAGCGCGTATTGAAATTCGTGACGACTTTTTTCCTTTTGGCTACACAGACATTATGCGCATTGTTGCAATAAGCGTGAACCCAGGAGAAAATGGTCCATCAAGAATTACAGTCACATTGACTAGACAATTAGCGGATGGGCAGGTTTCATAATGGCGTTTGTTAATTTACCGCCTAATCTTAAAGACATTTTCTACAGCATTACTGACCGCTTGGCTAAACTGGAAACGCAACCAGATCAGGCTATGTATTATGCGGAATCAGCACAAGATATGGCGTTGTACTCGCAATCGGTTGCAAACGAGGCTCAAGTACAAGCAATTAATGCTGGGGTTGCAGCCAATAACGCGGCATCTCAGGCAACTATTGCTCAGTCACAAGCAACCATTGCTTCAACTCAGGCCACCACAGCGCAAACATCTGCTGATGGCAAAAGCAAAGTTTGGTATTCAACATCAACTCCAGGTTCAACCGCAAATCAAGCGGGCGATATTTGGTACCAATATGGAACCTCGGCACCTTATGTCAATAAAGTTATTGCACAATGGTCGGGTGCTGGTGGCACAACTTGGAATTCCGTCACAGTATCGGGCTTAATAATTGCAAACATTGATGCTGGTTCAATTACAACTGGTACATTGGATGCAATTACAATTAATGCGGGTTCTGGATCGCAGATATTTACTGTAAGTTCAACTGGCTATTTATCAGCACAAGGCGCTTACATCAAGGGCAACATTACGGCTGACTCTGGAACATTTACAGGAAGCATTAGAGCCGATGCTGGCTACTTTGGCACAGGTTCAGGCGCAACTTTAACTGATGGCTGGTCTATTGGCGCCACAGGCTTGACTGGCGTAGGTACTGGAACTATTACTGGTGGAGCAATTACAGGTAGCACAATTACTGGTGGCGTTGTTCAAACAAGTACAGGTAGTTCTTCAGTTGCAATGGTTGGTTCGCAAAATGCCCTTGGATTTAAAAGTAGCGGATCTTACGCGGGGTGGGTTTCAAGTATTGGAACCGCTGGCATTGTCTTAAATTACGGTTCCAGCCCAGATGTAAGCGGATACCCGCAATCAAGATTAACTGGTTCAGCAGCAACCCTTACTGGTTCCGCTGGTTCAGGTTTTTCTGCCAACTCAACTGGTACAAATAACATTACAGGGGATACTCGCGCTTTTGCAGCAATGCGTATTGACGGGCAATTAGACCAAAGAAATACAATTGTCTATCCTGGAATTGCTACTGGTTCAGGCTCAACAATGGTAGTTGTAACCTCAAGTTCACGCGTTGCATATACAACATCTTCAGAAAGATTTAAGCAGGATGTTGAATACATAAATACAACTGGTTGGCTGGATAAAGTATTGGCAATGAAACCAATTACTTACAAAACTGATGACGACTTTGTAATAGAAGGTGAACCTAACGAAACGCAAATTGGATTTCTTGCTGAGGACATAAATGATATTGGTGGCGGTCTAGAAAAAACGGTAATTCTTGACCCGTTGGGAGATCCTTTTTCATTGTCTTATGACCGTTTAACTGTATTTTTGACTTTAGCAATTAAGGAACTTACCGCCAAAGTTGAAGAATTAGAACAAAAACTAGCCACTAACTCATAACCGAAAGGTGCAATTGTGTCTGCACAAAACTGGGCAAGTCTTATCGTATCCGTCTTAGCAATTATCAGTGCATTTGCTACATCCGTAAGATGGTTGGTTAAGCACTATCTTAATGAACTTAAACCTAATGGCGGCAGCAGTATGAGAGACGAACTTACTGGCTTAAAACACGAAGTTGCAATCATAAAAGATTTGGTAGTGGAATTGGTTAAAAAATGATAGAAAAAAGCCAAAATGGTTGGGTTGCTAGCAAAGACCCTAACGAAATCAAAATCAAAGGTTTCCCTATCAAGGGTACGGACATTACCCTGCGTTGTGAAGCAAGCGCGGGTGTAATTCTTGCCGCATTTGCATCTGAATTTAACGAAAAGATTGAAAAATTAGAAGGCAAAACATTTGATGACTGGTCATATGCCTATAGACCAGTACGAGGACAGACCACAGGTTTATCAAATCACGCATCGGGAACCGCAATAGACCTTAATTCTCTCAAACATCCTTTAGGCAAAAAAGGCACATTTGACCCGATTAAAGAAATTGCACTAAAAGAATTGGTAAAGAAGTACGGCTTGCGTTGGGGTGGTTCCTATGCCTCACGCCCCGATGAAATGCACTTTGAGGTCATAGAAACACCAGAGCAAGTAAAACTACGAATAAAAAAGTTAGGACTAAAATGAAGTTGAACTTAAAACTGTTTGAAGTATGGGGAAAGTACCTTGTCTATAGCGGAATTATGGCTATTGGCATTATTGGAAAATCGCCATTAGATTTCTCGGCTCAGGATTGGAAGCAGACTGTAAACGCAGTTTGGATCTCACTTGTTCCTGTAATTATCAAGTGGGCTAACCCTAAAGATGAAATGACGTTCCTTAAGAAGTAACTCAACACGCACAAATTACCCCTCACCTTACACGGTGGGGGGTTTTTTGTTGTATCCTTTTACTACTCTAACGGAAGGTACGGGTATGGGTTTATCGGATACGATAAAGACGGAAGCGGCTATAGCGCCGTCCACTTCTATATGTAGTGTGAGCAAGGCATTTGATTTGTTAAACACAGAGGACAAACAAATTGCCGAGGCTGCCTTATATGATCGCAACATTAAAGCAAGCGTATTGGGTCGTGCATTCAAGAAGGAAAAAATAGATGTAACAGTAAGCACGATTACGCGCCATCGCAACGGAGGGTGCCACACTTGTGCTAAGCGACGCGATTAACGAAGAACATAACTCTGAACAGTTACGCCAAGTCTTATCGCGTACTCAGCGCCAGTTAGCGGAAGCAAAACAACGCAACGCAGACCTATCCGAAGCAACTTATCGCGGTGCATATGATGCTGTGATGGCATTACCCCCTATTTTGCCGGTGCAGCCACCAAAAAAAGATGCGCGTAAGTCCAAACCCGAAGTTGCACTTATTCACGCAACCGATTGGCAAGGTTCAAAGGTAACCACATCTTACAACTCAGATATTATGCGCCAGCGCGTGTTGGAATTTGCCAACAAATCGGTACGCATAACAGATGTACAACGCAACGACCACCCAGTCAAAGATTGCACGATTATGTTTGGCGGGGATATGGTTGAAGGTTTATTTAATTACTCAGCACAGTTATGGGAAATAGATGCATCCTTATTTACACAATTTACTACTGTTAGTTTTCTCCTCGTTGATTTCGTGCGCGTGTATTTGGCTAATTTCGAAAATGTGACTGTCGTTGCGGAATGGGGCAATCACGGTCGTATTGGTAGCAAACGCGATCACGTTCCAAAAGGTGATAACGTGGACAGAATGTGCTATGAATTTGCACGACAAATGTTATCCAATGAAAAGCGCTTAACTTGGAACGATTGTCCAGAAGATATCCAGCAAGTTGAAATTGGCAACTATCGCGCATTACTTATGCACGGTGATGAAGTAGGCCGCGCAGGTTTTGCAAGCCCATCTGCTTGGCAAGCCGCAGGAAATAGATGGAAGGCTGGCGCATACAAGTGGAGATTTGATGACATTTATCTAGGTCATTATCACCGCTTTGCACAAGAACCAATGTCAGATCAAACAGGTAACATTTACTGGACTGGTTCCATTGAATCAGATAATAGATATGCACGAGATTCAATGGCAGTTAGCGGTGTTCCATCTCAACGATTGCACTTTGTTGATCCAGTTAAAGGTCGCGTAACAGCACAGTACCAAGTATTTGTAGACTGACATAGAACACCCCCGCCTAAGCGGGGGCTCCTATTAGCATTTGCACAATTTATTAGTGCTTTGTGTAACACGAATTATTGCGCCACATTTTTTGCAGATAACTGGTTTCTTTACCGCTGTGCGTGGAGCCTCAACAAATGTTGAGTACCAATCTTGGTAGTCCATTTTGCCTCCTTTCATAACCCCTGATTAGGTTATGGTTCTATTCTATATTGTTGTCGGTAGATGTAAACCTTATCCGTGTTGGTTGTATAACTTTTAGATAACTTTTTTGTAATAGATGAAAATTAGATAACTTTAAGATAACTTTTTTGTGCCAAATCCAGAGCCTAGGAAGTGGTCAGAAAATGGCTTGCGAACAAGCCAAATCCGTCACCTGAGGTTTTTGGTATAGATTTTGGGAACCGAA